TTACTAAAATCGGTAGACATATTTTTTACGCAGGATAGATTATGGTAACGGAAGTAATTCCAATAACTGATGAGTTTTTAATAACTAAGCAATTTAAGACGGCAGCAGAGTTCTCCATCTTTATTGAGAAACTCGCAAGAGACTCTAGAACACCATGTATGGATATTCTAATAGACTATTGCGAGAAACGAAATATTGAAGTAGGCTCTGTTGCTAGTCTTATCAGCGCATCACTTAAAGAAAAGATTAAAGTTGAAGCGCAACAACTCAACATGTTAAAAAACGATGATGGGGTTTTGCCTCTCTGATGGACTCGCTTCAAGTTTATCAATTGTATCTCTCATTGAGATTGCATTTCACTAGACCTGATTTCGATATTACCAAATCCCGTAAAGGGGTGAAGGTTTCTAGAGAAGCATTCTTGAAACGCAAAGACTTGTTTGCTCTGCGCAAAATTGCAGATACAAAAACAAAAACTGAGATTATTGATTTTCTAGTTGCTAATTTTGTATCTGGAAATCAATGGGGTGGTGTGTTTGATACAGAGGCAAATGAAGTTTATGTAGAGTGGCAGACACGAATGCAGAAATTGGGATATACTTTTAAGCAGGATATCCAAACTCTGTATGCAGATGGTAATCCCCTCGAAGTAATTGATGGTCAACACCCCAAGATATTAAAACTTTATCTTGGTAAAAAGATTTCTCTAGAATCTATTGCTATTTTGGCAAAAATAGGTATACTAGAGAATAACGATTATAGTTCTTTATCGAATGATTTTATTTGGAATGACTTCGTGCATTTGGTAAAGAAATATAAACCCTTTGTCAAAATTGATAAAGGGCATTACATCCGCCAACTAGAACAGGAGATTGGGACGGTGGTAAAATAACTATGGGTAAGTCTCGTAGAAGCGATTATGAAGACCGTGGTTCCAACCGCATTCGACATAATGAAAAAGACGTAAATAAAATACGTAAAAGCAAAAACAACTTGTATAAATATATTGGTAGTCGAGAAGATGATTTCGATGACGACTTTTATTATGATACAACGTCAAAATAAACATACAACGCAAACATAAGGACAATACATATGTCAAATAATTCTCTATCTGACCTCCGCAAGCAACGTGGAAATTTCGACTCTCTCATGAAGGCAGTCGAGTCAATCGCAAACCCCACTACAGAAAAACGTGGCGACGATGATCGTCTCTGGAAACCGACTGTCGATAAGGCAGGTAATGGTCAAGCAGTGCTTCGTTTCCTCCCTGCTCCTGCAGGTGAAGAACTTCCGTGGGTTCGCGTATGGGACCATGGGTTCCAAGGTCCAACTGGTAAGTGGTATATCGAAAATTCACTTACTACTCTTAACAAACCAGATCCTGTTGGCGAACTTAATTCCGAACTTTGGAATTCAGGTATCGAAGCGAACAAGGAAATTGCTCGTAAGCAGAAGCGTCGCCTTTCTTACATCTCAAACGTTCTTGTTATTCGCGATCCTGCGAATCCTGAGAACGAAGGTAAGGTCTTCCTGTATAAGTACGGAAAGAAGATCTTCGATAAGATTAAGGATGTGATGCAACCTACGTTTGAAGACGAGAAACCAGTCAATCCATTCGACCTCTGGGAAGGTGCTAACTTTAAGTTGCGCATTCGTCAGGTTGAAGGTTATCGTAACTACGATAAGTCGGAATTCGACGGTTCAACTCCTCTCGACGAAAATGAAGATAAGTTGGAACAGATTTGGGGTAAGACCCATTCGCTTGCAGCGTTTCTGGATCCTTCAAACTTCAAGTCATACGACGAACTGAAGAACAAGTTGAACACAGTCCTATCTGGCGTTTCTCGTGTTCCTACGGCAGAAAAGTCTAATCCGCTTGATGCCGAGGACGAACTGTTCGTTGAAACTAAGATGAAGTCTGCACCAGCAGCGTCTAAGGTAGATGATACTCCACCTTGGAAAGAAGATTCTGATGATGACACGATGAATTACTTCTCGAGTCTCGCAGACGAATAAAATGAAAAGGGGGACTTGATTGTCCCCCTTTTTTTATCCGAAAGATCTTCTATTCTGGAATCGTTGCCAACTACTATCTTCAGTTCTGACTGTATCCAGTGGTAGAGAACTACCGCCACCATTTTGTTGTTGTGGTGCAGGTTGCTGAATTACAGTTGGTGGGGGAACATTGATAACTGGTGCCGAATTTTCTTTAGCACTTTCAGTCATTTGTTTTAGATTTCCCGAAGCAGCATTATTTCCTGTTTCTAACTTACTTTTGGTGGATGGAAGTCGTCCTTCATCATCTCCTAGTCCTAGCATCTCGGTTCCCTTATCAGCGATAGCACCACCACCAAATGCTCCGCCAATACCACCAAGTATTCCACCAATCGCGGCTCCAGGAACTGCTCCTACTCCACCAAACAGCGCACCTATTGCACCACCAGCCATAGCACCTGCTGAAGCTCCAGCGAGACCACCAGCAACTCCACCAGCAGTTCCAACTGCTGCCTTTGTATTTGATTGTCCTGCTTCTTTTCTTCCTGAAAATTCTAAACCAGCAGTAAGAAGACTTAGTGCTCCTCCTATTTTTCCAAATTTACCTAGTTTACCTAGTTTGCTCATCATTCCTGGTTTTTTTGGGGCAGCAGCAGTTGTACTTCCTGTAGTAGTCTTATTTCCTTTGGCAGTTGTACTTCCTGTAGTAGTCTTATTTGCTTTAGCAGTCTCACCAGTACTAGGAGCAACACCGTCTTTTATCAATTTGTCGATTCTAGATTGTTTTGCTGCACCAGAAAGAGGTTTGCCATTTTTGTCTAGTAGTTGCTCTGGTCCAAAACCTTTGTTTCTTATAGAATCTGATCCAACACCCTTGTTCTTGATGAAATTTTTTGCTTTATCTAGTAATCCTCCACCAAATTTCTTAACAGCACCAAATGCACCCGCGATGCCCACACCAGCAGCAATTTCTCCTGCACCTATCTGGAAACCACCACCATCTTCTCCGCCTTCACCACTATTTGCTTCTGCTGCTGAATTGCGAGCAACTTCATCAGATTGTGTTTTTTCTCTTCCGCCGATAACTATCTTCGGAGTAGAATTTCGTGCTGCAGAAGACTTATCTGCATTTTGCTTATCAATATTTTCCGCACGTTTTTGGGCATCGACAACTGCCTGTTCTCCTTCTGCCTCTACTGCTTTGTTGCGATTCATAACTTCTTTTACATTGGAACTTGGATCCAACTGTTTTTTACCAGAAGGTGCAACACCAGAGCGTTTTTTATCAAACAACTTATCTTTAATCTCTACTAGAATCTTTTTGATATCTGTTAAGATAGATGAAACATCATTCTTATCACCAGATACAATCTTACCCTTTTCAGATTCAATCTTTATTTTTGTCGATTTATTGTTGTCATTTGTAGGTTTTTTATTAATTGATTTTGAGAACAGTTCTTTCAAACGTCCTACTTCTGAAACCTTTTCGTTAGATTGGTTTACCTCGTTGCGAATTTCTTCTCTTCTAGAAGTATGAGAATTGAATATAGCACCCATCATGCCGCTTTTCGGTAATCCCTCTTTGAAACCTGTTTTGAAGTCTTGACCGAAATTCTTTATGCCTTCTTTGAGACCAACTGCTTGTCCTTCTTTTCCAGGTTCCTTAGAAGCACCAAAAAAAGAGTTCTTCATGCGATTGACAACAGTGTCTTCTTTTCCTTCGAGAGTGACACCCTCTGCTTTGAATCTTTCATTTAGTGTTTGATTCTTTAAATTCTCTCCGATGTTTCCAAATTCTTTTGGTCCTCCACTCTCGCTTCTAGCAATCATTTTTGCTGCGAGGTCGTTAATATCTTTTAGAGAGTCCTTAAATTCTTCTACTGTCTTGAATTGCAATTTTGTAATTGCATCCAAGGTATCTTCCATTAGTTTCTTATCTTGCTTCTCTAATGATGATATTACCTCAGCAGTGTTCTTTTGAATCGATTCAATAAAACTGTCGACCAATCTTGCTGATGCCTCTTTATCAGCAGGTCTATTTTTATTGAGATCAAGAAGTTTGCGAATCTCAGAAAACTGTTTTTCCCTGTCTTCGGATTGCATTGGTTTTGCCCCAGAACTTGAATTGTTCTTGGCGGTTTCTATTACCTTGGCGAATCTTTCTGATGAGGACTTAGGTTCCATTAATACTGCTGCCTTTGTTTATCTGCTTTTTCTTTTAGATGTAATGACAAAAGACCAACATAAACTTCCCTTTCCCACGGAATCATATTTTCAAGTTCACTTAATGAGTATTTATG